GACAAAAATGCTCTGTGCGCTCACTGGTTAACTGAGGCCGACGACGCGCTAAATTCTGAGTGGATAAGCCACGGTGCAATCTGGAATAACCCACCGTACAGCAATATCAGGCCGTGGGTGGAAAAAGCCGCTGAGCAGTGCATACAACAGCGACAGACGATAGTGATGCTTGTGCCAGAGGATATGTCTGTCGGATGGTTCAGCAAGGCTCTGGAGAGTGTTGACGAAGTTCGCATCATTACTGATGGACGGATTAATTTTATCGAACCATCGACAGGGCTGGAGAAGAAGGGAAACAGCAAAGGTTCCATGCTGCTGATTTGGCGACCGTTCATCAGTCCTCGACGGATGTTTACTACCGTATCCAAAGCGGCATTGATGGCGATCGGGCAGGGCGTCAGGAGGGCAGCATGAGACGACAGCGACGAAGTATCACCGACATCATCTGCGAAAACTGCAAATACCTTCCAACGAAACGCTCCAGAAATAAACGCAAGCCAATCCCAAAAGAATCTGACGTAAAAACCTTCAACTACACGGCTCACCTGTGGGATATCCGGTGGCTAAGACATCGTGCGAGGAATACAAGGTGATTGACCCAAATCGAAGTTACGAACAAGAAAGCGTCGAGCGGGCTTTAACGTGCGCTAATTGCGGTCAGAAGCTGCATGTGCTGGAAGTTCACGTGTGTGAGTACTGCTGCGCAGAACTGATGAGCGATCCGAATAGCTCGATGCACGAGGAAGAAGACGATGGCTAAACCAGCGCGAAGACGATGTAAAAACGATGAATGTCGGGAATGGTTTCACCCTGCATTCGCCAATCAGTGGTGGTGCTCTCCAGAGTGTGGAACCAAGATAGCACTCGAACGACGAAGCAAAGAACGCGAAAAAGCGGAAAAGGCAGCAGAGAAGAAACGACGACGAGAGGAGCAGAAACAGAAAGATAAAATTAAGATTCGAAAACTCGCCTTAAAGCCCCGCAGTTACTGGATTAAACAAGCCCAACAAGCCGTAAACGCCTTCATCAGAGAAAGAGACCGCGACTTACCATGTATCTCGTGCGGAACGCTCACGTCTGCTCAGTGGGATGCCGGACATTACCGGACAACTGCTGCGGCACCTCAACTCCGATTTGATGAACGCAATATTCACAAGCAATGCGTGGTGTGCAACCAACATAAAAGCGGAAATCTCGTTCCGTATCGCGTCGAACTGATTAACCGCATCGGGCAGGAAGCAGTAGACGAAATCGAATCAAACCATAGCCGCCATCGCTGGACTGTCGAAGAGTGCAGGGCCATCAAGGCGGAGTATCAGCAGAAACTCAAAGACCTGCGAAATAGCAGAAGTGAGGCCGCATGACGTTCTCAGTAAAAACCATTCCAGACATGCTCGTTGAAGCATACGGAAGCCAGACAGAAGTAGCACGCAGACTGAAATGTAGTCGCGGCACGGTCAGAAAATACGTTGATGATAAAGACGGGAAAATGCACGCCATCGTCAACGACGTTCTTATGGTTCATCGCGGATGGAGTGAAAGAGATGCGCTATTACGAAAAAATTGATGGCAGCAAATACCGAAATATTTGGGTAGTTGGCGATCTGCACGGATGCTACACGAACCTGATGAAAAAACTGGAGACGATAGGATTCGACACCAAAAAAGACCTGCTTATCTCGGTTGGCGATTTGGTTGATCGTGGTGCAGAGAACGTTGAATGCCTGGAATTAATCACATTCCCCTAGTTCAGAGCTGTACGTGGAAACCATGAGCAAATGATGATTGATGGCTTATCAGAGCGCGGAAACGTCAATCACTGGCTGCTTAATGGCGGTGGCTGGTTCTTTAATCTCGATTACGACAAAGAAATTCTGGCTAAAGCTCTTGCCCATAAAGCAGATGAACTTCCGTTAATCATCGAACTGGTGAGCAAAGATAAAAAATACGTCATCTGCCACGCCGATTATCCCTGTGATGAATACGAGTTCGGAAAGCCAGTTGATCATCAGCAGGTAATCTGGAACCGCGAACGAATCAGCAACTCACAAGACGGGATCGTGAAAGAAATTAAAGGCGCGGACACGTTCATCTTTGGTCATACGCCAGCAGTGAAACCACTCAAATTTGCCAACCAGATGTATATCGATACCGGCGCAGTGTTCTGCGGAAACCTCACATTGATTCAGGTACAGGGAGAAGGCGCATGAGACTCGAAAGCGTAGCCAAATTTCATTCACCAAAAAGCCCGATGATGAGCGACTCACCACGGGCCACGGCTTCTGACTCTCTTTCCGGTACTGATGTGATGGCTGCTATGGGGATGGCGCAATCACAAGCCGGATTCGGAATGGCTGCATTCTGTGGTAAGCACGAACTCAGCCAGAATGACAAACAAAAGGCTATCAACTATCTGATGCAATTTGCACACAAGGTATCGGGGAAATACCGTGGCGTTGCAAAGCTTGAAGGAAATACTAAGGCAAAGGTACTGCAAGTGCTCGCAACATTCGCTTATGCGGATTATTGCCGTAGTGCCGCGACGCCGGGCGCAAGATGCAGAGATTGTCACGGTACAGGCCGTGCGGTTGATATAGCAAAAACAGAGCAGTGGGGGAGAGTTGTTGAGAAAGAATGCGGAAGATGCAAAGGTGTCGGCTATTCCAGGATGCCAGCAAGCGCCGCATATCGCGCTGTAACGATGCTAATCCCAAACCTTACCCAACCCACCTGGTCACGCACTGTTAAGCCGCTGTATGACGCTCTGGTGGTGCAATGCCACAAGGAAGAGTCAATTGCAGACAACATTTTGAATGCGGTCACACGTTAGCAGCATGATTGCCACGGATGGCAACATATTAACGGCATGATATTGACTTTTTGAATAAAGTTGGGTAAATTTGACTCAACGATGGGTTAATTCGCTCGTTGTGGTAGTGAGATGAAAAGAGGCGGCGCTTACTACCGATTCCGCCTAGTTGGTCACTTCGACGTATCGTCTGGAACTCCAACCATCGCAGGCTGAGAGGTCTGTAAAATGCAATCCCGAAACAGTTCGCAGGTAATAGTTAGAGCCTGCATAACGGTTTCGGGATTTTTTATTTGGGTCAGTCGTATAAAGGTCATTACGGAAGGCTGTTAACCTTCTTATCGTGGTTCGAGTCCACGCTGTCCCGCCAAATATGCTGGTTTAGCTCCAATGGTAGAGCAGTCGCCTTGTAAGCGAATGGGTAGCGGTTCAAGTCCGTTAACCAGCACCATAACTGAGCCGTAGCCACTGGCTATCCTGAACTCATCAGTGATAGTTATGCTGCAGCCTTCTACACATGACTTTCGTGAAAGCGGGCGGCAAGAGGTTGCGCTAACAACCTCCTGCCGTTTTGCCCGTGCATATCGGTCACGAACAAATCTGATTACTAAACACAGTAGCCTGGATTTGTTCTATCAGTAATCGACCTTATTCCTAATTAAATAGAGCAAATCCCCTTATTGGGGGTAAGACATGAAGATGCCAGAAAAACATGACCTGTTAGCCGCCATTCTCGCGGCAAAGGAACAAGGCATCGGGGCAATCCTTGCGTTTGCAATGGCGTACCTTCGCGGCAGATATAATGGCGGTGCGTTTACAAAAACAGTAATCGACGCAACGATGTGCGCCATTATCGCCTGGTTCATTCGTGACCTTCTCGACTTCGCCGGACTAAGTAGCAATCTCGCTTATATAACGAGCGTGTTTATCGGCTACATCGGTACTGACTCGATTGGTTCGCTTATCAAACGCTTCGCTGCTAAAAAAGCCGGAGTAGAAGATGGTGGAAATCAATAATCAACGTAAGGCGTTCCTCGATATGCTGGCGTGGTCAGAGGGAACTGATAACGGACGACAGAAAACCAGAAATCATGGTTATGACGTCATTGTAGGCGGAGAGCTATTCACTGATTACTCCGATCACCCTCGCAAACTTGTCATGCTAAACCCCAAACTCAAATCAACAGCAGCCGGACGTTACCAGCTTCTTTCCCGTTGGTGGGATGCCTACCGTAAGCAGCTTGGCCTGAAAGATTTCTCTCCGAAAAGCCAGGACGCTGTGGCATTGCAGCAGATTAAAGAGCGTGGCGCTTTACCGATGATTGATCGCGGTGATATTCGTCAGGCAATCGACCGTTGCAGCAATATCTGGGCTTCACTGCCGGGCGCTGGTTATGGTCAGTTCGAGCATAAGGCTGACAACCTGATTGCAAAATTCAAAGAAGCTGGCGGAACGGTCAGAGAGATTGAGGTATGAGCAGAGTAACCGCGATTATCTCCGCTCTGGTTATCTGCATCATCGTCTGTCTGTCATGGGCTGTTAATCATTACCGTGATAACGCAATCGCCTACAAAGAGCAGCGCGATAAAAAAGTCAGTGAGCTGAAGCAGGCGACCGCCACCATCTCTGACATGCAGCAGCGTCAGCGTGATGTTGCTGCGCTCGATGCAAAATACACGAAGGAGTTAGCTGATGCGAAAGCTGAAAATGATGCTCTTCGGCGCAAGCTTGATAATGGTGGCAGGGTGCTCGTCAAAGGAAAGTGTCAAGTGCCAGCCTCAACCGAAACCTCCCGCACCTCCGGCATGGGCAATGATGCCACCGTCGAACTCTCTCCAGTTGCTGGACGAAACGTTCTCAGTATCAGATCCGGAATCATCAGCGACCAAACATCACTGAGAGCGCTGCAGGAATACATCAACACGCAGTGCCTGAAATGAACAATCATAGCCTCGTAATAGCGAGGCTTTTTACTAACCGAGGGTAAATAATGTCATCTCCAATCATGAAGTATTTCGCTTATCAACACCTCCCTGCGCATCTGCAGGAAATAAGTAAGCCAATCGGTGACCTTGCGACACTGATGGATGAATCACTGCCGGACAGTGCTGAAAAGTCAGCAGGTCTCCGCAAGCTGCTCGAAGCTAAAGATGCGCTGGTGCGAGCAAAGCTGGGGTAAGTCATTACAAAGCCTATCTACGGGTGGGCTTGATAATGAAACCGGAATTTATTCTGGGCAACCAGTTACGGCAGTACAGCGAAACAACCCAAGCCAGTAAGTGGGGAAATAACACTGGCAGCCACTGAAAGATGAACCTCCTGCCTTATGGCAAAAAAGATTCTTTGTGGTGGCGGACTGATGGAAAGACATCGGTTATTGCAGAGACCATTCAATGAGTGGTCTCGACAATGGCTTATACCCTACACGGGATAACTTAACTGATATCCCTTTTAACGGATAAACGGAGCCAACAATGGCAGAGATTATTCCCATGACTGAAGAACAGAAATTCAAGTTAGAAATTTACCGACTGCTATCTAAGAACAATTCAGCGGCAGAGGAAGCTTTTGCATTCATTGGTGCTGACCAACTGAAACTGGAATTGTTCAAGTTGCACTACAACGATGGCGGTGCAAATCCAGACTTCACATCTCGCACTATCGAAGCGGTGCGTAAATCGAAGGAATCGTTAGACCTGTTCACTACCGGAGCATAAACATGGCGCGCCCAACAAAGTATCAAGAGGCGTACGCCGAACAGGCACGCAAACTGTGCTTGCTGGGCTACACCGATGCAGAGCTTGCTGATTTCTTCGAAGTCAGTGAGTCAACTATTAACAAGTGGAAGCTTGATTATCCTAAGTTTTCGGAGTCCATAAAAAAGGGTAAGGCCGTTGCTGATGCAGAAGTTAGTGACCGTCTTTATCAACGCGCTATGGGCTTCGTGGCTCCAGACATCGATATTCGTGTTATTGAAAACAGAATTGTCGAAACTCCGCTTAAGAAGTATTACCCGCCTGATACAACTGCCGCCATCTTCTGGCTCAAGAACAGACAGAAAGATAAATGGCGAGAGAAGCAGGACGTCAACCATACATCTGATGACGGCTCCATGACTCCAAAAGCTCCAGTGTATAACATTGTAAAAAGCGAGACGCAATGACAGAGCAATGCAGCATTCCTGAAGCGTTTGAGGAATACCTGCAGCCAGCCAGATTCAAGGTAGCTTATGGCGGGCGAGGTTCCGCCAAGACGCGAACGTTCATAACAATCCTCCTCAATAACGTCATCTATCACGGATGGAAGCTTATCTGTTTTCGTGAGTACATGAAGTCCATCAAGGAATCATGCTATGCGGAAATTGTTGAAGAGATTAACCGCCGAAACCTCCACTCACTGGTGACCATCAATAAGACAGAGATATTTGCCAATAGCGGCGGACGTATCAGTTTCGACTTTCTGCGCCTTAACGTGGAAAATATCAAAGGTTACGCAAACTTCGATGCCGCCCTTGTAGAGGAAGCAGAAAACGTATCAAAGGACTCATGGGAAACGCTTATCCCAACGGTACGTAAAGAGTTCTACAGCGCTGAGTATGGTCGAGTAGTTGAGTCGGAAATATGGGTTGCATACAACCCGAAGAACAGACTCAGCGATACACATCAGCGCTTTGTTACGAATCGCATATACCCCGACTATGACGAAAACGGTAATCGCTACTGCATCGTCAAGCAGATCAACTACACAGCTAATCCATGGTTCCCGGAAACTCTCCGCAGGGATATGGAGATTATGAAGAAGGCTAATCACGAGCTTTATCGGCATGTGTATCTTGGTGAACCGGTGGGGGCATCAGAAATGGCTATTATCAAGTTTGCATGGTTAGAGGCTGCAACAGACGCCCACATTAAGCTCGGATGGAAAGCTAAAGGTGCAGTGATTGCAGCGCATGACCCGTCAGACACCGGCCCAGATGCCAAAGGATATGCAGTGCGACATGGATCAGTTGTTAAGCGCGTATGTGAAGGGCTGCTCATGGATATAAACGAGGGTGCTGATTGGGCATCTTCATTGGCGGTAATCGATGATGTTGATCATTTCCTGTTTGATGGAGATGGACTTGGAGCAGGGCTTCGTCGACAGATAACAGACTATTTCAGTGGAAAGAAAGTCACCGTAACAATGTTTAAAGGTAGTGAATCGCCATTCGACGAAGATGCTCCATATCAGGCTGGGGCATGGACTGATGAAGTTGTGCAGGGTGATAACGTCCGCACTATTGGAGATGTATTCCGAAACAAGCGAGCGCAGTTCTATTACACGCTGGCTGACAGGCTTTATCGAACATACCGGGCGGTAGAGCATGGCGAATACGCCGACCCTGATGAAATGCTTAGCTTTGACAAAGAGGCTATTGGAGAGAATATCCTCAACAAGCTATTCGCAGAGCTCACGCAGATCCAACGCAAATTCAACGGTAACGGAAAGCTTGAGCTGATGACCAAAGTCGAGATGAAGCAAAAGCTCGGTATTCCATCTCCTAACCTGGCTGATGCGCTGATGATGTGTATGCATTGCCCGGAGTCGGCTGCGCAACCCGACTATTCCAGTTACTCAATTCCTTGTGGTGTAGGTTGATATGGCAGAAAAAAAGATGACTGACTGGCATCGCAAGGTGCTGTGCAACTTTGATAATGCCTGGTCAGCAACGCAGGATATGCGTGAGCAGATTATTGAGGCTCAACGTTTCGTACGTGTGTCCGGCGCACAGTGGGAAGGCAGCACAAACGCTGGTTACTCATTTGATGAAGGCAGGTTTGAGCATTACCCGCGCTTTGAACTGAATAAGATTGCCCGTGAATGTGATCGCATCATTGGCGAGTATCGACAGAATCGCATCAGCGTTAAATTCAGGCCGAAGGATGACAAGGCATCGGAAGCGTTAGCCGAAAAGATGAACGGCAAATTCCGCGCTGACTATCAGGAAACATCCGGTGGCGAAGCGTGTGATAACGCATTTGATGATGCTGTAACGGGCGGATTCGGTTGTTTCCGCATGTGTGCCGATTACGAAGATGAAATGGACCCAAGTAACGAGCAGCGACGCATCAGCCTTCTTCCTGTTTACGACCCAGCGACATGCGTTTTCTTCGATCAGGACAGCAAGCAATATGACCGCTCTGATGCTATGTGGGCTATGGAAATGTTCTCCATGACGCCTAAAGCGTTCGAGGCTGAATACCCTGATTCCATCGCGGCAAGCCTTTCTCGTGATGACACTGGTACTCAGTATGACTGGTCAACGCCCGATGCCATCTATGTTGGACGCTACTACGAAGTTCGCATAGAGAAGGTGAAGCTCACGGCGTGGCGCAACCCTGTTAGCGGAGAAACGGCAATCTATGATGAAGAGCAAATCAAAGATGTTGTTGACGAGCTGACCGATGGCGCATTCGAACTGATTGGCGAGCGGACAGTGAAGAAACGCCGCGTTTATTGCGGCCTTCTGTCTGGCGCTGAATGGCTGGAAGAACCGAAGCGTATTCCGGGTGAACATATTCCTCTCATCCCGGTATATGGGCGTCGCTCATTTGTTGATAATCAGGAGCGAATCGAAGGCCACGCTGCAAAAGCGATGGATGCACAGCGTCTTGAGAACCTTATGGTTTCCATGATTGCAGATAACGCTACTCAGGCTGGCGGTGATGGCATTCCTATCGTGGATGTTGATTTCATTCCCGGTCCATTAATGAATCACTGGGCAGAGAGGAATAAGAAAAGACCTGCAGTTCTTCCTATGACCAGCAAGAAGGACAAAAACGGAACAGTCATTTCAGAGGCTCAGGTTGCTGGCTGGACCCCTCCAACACAAATGCCTCCAGCTCTTGCCGGGCTATTGCAGTACACCGGAACGGCTATTCAGCAAATTACAGGTGCGTCGCAGCTTGAGAACATGCCGAGCAACGTCGCCACCGATACCGTTGATAGCATCTTTAACAGGATGGACACGCAGTCATATATCTACATGGACAACATGGCTAAATCCATGCGCCGTGCTGGCGTCGTGTGGCTTTCTATGGCTCGTGAAGTCTATGGCAGCGATACGCCAATGCGCATCGTTAATGAGGACGGCAGCGATGACGTGGCGCTGATGACTGGTGAAGTGGTTGACCGTCAGACAGGGCAGGTTATCGCGCTTAACGACCTTTCGCAGGGTAACTATGAAGTGACTGTCGATGTCGGTCAGTCGTTCGCTACTCGCCGTGATGCAACGGTTAAGTCGTTACTTTCCATGCTGGCACTTATCCCGCCAGGAACGCCGAAGCATGACCTTGTATCGTCGATGATTCTCGACAATATGGACGGCGAAGGGATGGACGACCTTAAAGAATACAACCGCAATCAGTTGCTTCTGTCTGGCGTTATCAAGCCGAGAACGCCTGAAGAACAGCAGATGTTTGAACAGGCGAAACAACAACAGGCCAGTCAGCCAGATCCGGCTATGGTTGCAGCGCAAGGTCAGCTTCTTGCTGGTCAGGCTGAATTGCAGAAAGCTCAGAACGAACAGGCAGCCATTCAGGTTAAAGCATTCCAGGCACAGACTGATGCTCAGGTTGCAGCGGCAAATGTTGTGAAAATCCTCGCATCTGCCGATAGCCAGCAGAAATCTGATATCCGCGAGGCTCTGAAACTGCTCGGACAGTTCCAGCAACAGCAAGGAGACAATGCCCGTGCTGATGCAGAGCTTGTCCTGAAAAGTCAGGCACAGGGCCATGCGCAGCGCATGGACATCAGCAGCATCCTGCAAAAATCAACTCAGAAACAACCACAGCAGTAATTAACCCATAACGTGCAATGGCTGTCTTTATGAGGCCTGGCAACCTATTGCCTTCCGATGGGCTGAACATCGAGTAAACAGGGGTAACAAATGGACCAGATGGCAGAAAACACACCAGAAGTTGAAATCGAAACCGACGCGTCAGAGCAGATTCCTGATGATGTCGAACTGGCTGAAGAAGTCGAAACAGAAGATGGCAGTGAGTCCTCCGGCAATGATGCAGAGGAAGCTACTGAAACTGATGACGACGAATCAGAACAGGAATTCTACTTTGGTGACGAAAAGCTGGATTCGCCAACCAGCGAAGATGGCGCAGAGCATGGACTGGTAAAACACCTGCGCAAGACGATTAAAGAGAAAGACCGCGAGCTGAAAGAGCTGATGCGTCAGTCTCAGAAACCCGTCGAGCAGCAGCCGGTAATTACTCAACCACCGCGAATGCCAAAACTGGACGATGAGGACATCGGTTTCGATGAAGAAATCTACCAGCAACGCATGGCTAAGTGGGCAGAGGATAACGGCAAGTACCAGCAACAGGAGATGGCTCGCAAGCAGAAGGAGCAGGAGCTTCAGGCTGCCTATCAAGAGCGATTATCCAAATATCAGCAACGTGTTAAGGCTCTCAAAGTTCCTGGCTATCAGGAAGCTGAGCAGGCCGTACTCGAGGAAATCCCCATCGAGACACAAAACGCGATCCTGTTTGAGTCAGAGAAGCCGGAAATCGTTGTTCTGGCACTCGGTCGCAACGCTGAACTGCGCAAGCAACTGGCAGAAGCTACCAACCCCGTAGCAATTGGTCGTCTGCTGGAACGTATCGAATCGAAGGCCAGAATCATGCCAAAAGCAAAAACCACGGCAGCCACAACCCCGACAGTTAAGGGGAGCAACGGCGCAGTAATCAACAACATCGACAAATTGAAAGCCAAGGCGCTGGAAACTGGTGACTGGACGCCGTATTTCGCCGCTAAAAAGGCAAAAAAATAACCTATCGGAGCATTAAGCATGGCTAACCAATTAGCAAAAGACCTTGAAATCATGTTCGAAAACTACGTTGAAGGCTTTGAGGCCGCCTGCGTAGTTTCCCGTAACGCTAAAAAATTCCGTCCCGGTGATACAGCAATGCAGCGAGCAGGTGATGTTCTGTATCGTCCGCAGCATTACCACATGAATATTGAGGAAGGCCTCGACCTCAGCAGCAAAACGCCAACAGCACTGGTTCAGCGCCTTGTTCCTTCTGTGTTCAAGGAGCCGAAAAACATTCTGTACACTCTGGATGCGCGTGAAATGCGTGACCCGGAACATAAAACTGAAGCTGGTCGCGCCGCAGGTATGCGCCTTGCTGCACAGATTGACTCTGACCTGATTTCCATGGTTACGCAGCGTGCTACTAACGTGGTCGCAATTCCTGCCTCAGAAAATGGCTCACGGGGCCTTGCCTTGTGGAATGGTGCGGCAGATATTGATGCCACCATGACGGCGATTGGTGTACCTCAGGGTATCAACCGTCGCTCTTTCTGGAACCCCTTCAACTACAAAGACCTTGCTGGCGAGCTTGGTCACCGTGCCTATGCTCAGGGCGCAACCCTGACAGCATACGAAAAAGCGCAGATCCCTCCGGTTGCGTCCTTCGATAGCTACAAGACCGATATTTCTGGTCGTGTTCCGAAAGGTACAGCAACTTCCCTGACGCTGGCGGCTGAACCTGCGCACAAGGTTGAAGCGAAAGATGCCAACGATATGCCAGTGGATAACCGACAGGGGACCATTACGGTATCTGCATCTGGTTTGCAGGTTGGCGATGCGTTCACCATTGCTGGCGTGAATTCTGTACACCAGATCACCAAAGACACCACCGGGCAGCCGCAGGTATTCCGCGTTCTGGCAGTAAGCGGAACGACAGTAACTATCTCCCCGAAAATTCTGCCGCCTGACAACGCAGATGTTGCCAGCCGTCCATATGCAAACGTTGATGCTAACGCGGCAAATGGTGCAGCAATTACCATTCTCAACAAAAATGCAGCACCGGCTAACCTGTTCTGGGCTGATGGTTCTGTTGAACTGATGTACGGAAAACTGGCGTTCCCGACTGGTCAGGGTCCACAGGTAATGACAGCAACCACCGAGCAGGGCGCTACGCTGATCATGTCTTACGCCTTCGACCACATCAAAGGCGTAACCACTGCTCGTTTCACCACTCTGTACGGTTGCTCTGTACTTGTTCCTGAATATACGGGCATCGTTATTGCCGGGCAGTAATTTTGGTGGGGCTTCGGCCCCATTTTTATTGGGAGAAGACAATGGCACGAACAATGCTCTATAAGCCTGGCAACATGATCACCTGTGGTCAGTTTGCTGTCGATTACATCATTGTTGATGACGAAGAAGTTAAATCTCACCTGAAAAAAGGCTGGGTAAAAACTCCTGAAGAAACCGCAACGAAGCATAAAGTGGCTAAGGCGGAAGAAGATGGCGAAAACGAAGGGTGATCTCGTTCTTAAGGCTTTACGAAAAGCCGGGCTGTATTCCAATGCCACGTTGACAGATGCTGACCCTCAGGCAATTGAAGATGCCATTAATGACCTCGAAGACATGATGGCAGCATGGCAGGCTAAAGGTATCGAGCTTGGATATCAGTTTGCTGATACAGAAAACGGCATCATGCCGTTACCTGACGATGATTCAGGTATCCCTGCATGGGCAAATGATGGCGTCGCTTTGAAGCTCGCTGTGCAGGTGTGCATGGATAACGTCATTCAGCCGTCAGACGCTCTCCTTACCGCTGCTGACAGTGCATATCAGACAATCTGCATCGCTTTAACCAAAATACCACCACTTGAGCGGCGAAATGACATGCCTCGCGGTAGTGGTAACAAAAGCGCGTTTACGTGGAATCGGTTTTACATCGAGAAAGATGATCCGAGTACGTGAGGTGAATAAATGCCGATTCAGCAACTTCCGCTTATGAAAGGTGTCGGCAAAGACTTTAGAAACGCTGACTATATCGACTATCTGCCAGTGAATATGTTGGCTACACCCAAAGAAATACTCAACAGCAGCGGATATCTTCGCTCATTCCCGGGCATTGCCAAACGTTCTGATGTGAACGGTATATCGCGCGGCGTCGAGTACAACATGGCGCAGAATGCTGTTTATCGTGTGTGTGGTGGAAAGCTCTACAAAGGCGAAAGTGAAGTCGGTGACGTCGCCGGAAGTGGCCGCGTATCAATGGCGCACGGTAGGACATCACAGGCAGTAGGCGTTAATGGTCAACTGGTCGAGTATCGTTATGATGGCACGGTTAAAACCGTCTCAAACTGGCCTACAGACAGCGGATTCACGCAGTATGAGTTAGGTTCGGTTCGCGACATTACGCGCTTACGTGGGCGTTATGCGTGGTCAAAAGACGGAACTGATTCATGGTTTATCACTGACCTTGGAGACGAATCGCATCCTGACCGCTACAGCGCACAATATCGGGCAGAATCGCAGCCGGACGGAATCATCGGAATCGGAACATGGCGAGACTTCATTGTCTGCTTTGGTTCATCGACGATTGAATATTTTTCCCTGACAGGTGCAACCACCGTTGGTGCCGCTTTGTATGTTGCACAACCATCGCTGATGGTGCAGAAAGGCATTGCCGGAACTTACTGCAAAACGCCATTCGCTGATTCGTATGCGTTTATCAGCAATCCGGCAACTGGTGCGCCATCTGTATACATCATCGGCTCCGGTCAGGTGTCACCAATCGCCAGCGCGAGCATTGAGAAAATACTCCGCTCCTACACTGCTGATGAACTGGCTGATGGCGTGATGGAGTCTCTGCGCTTTGATGCTCATGAGTTGCTGATTATCCACCTTCCGCGCCATGTTCTCGTGTACGACGCATCTTCAAGCGCCAATGGTCCGCAATGGTGTGTGCTGAAAACAGGCTTGTATGACGATGTGTACCGCGCTATCGACTTCATTTACGAAGGCAATCAGATAACGTGCGGCGATAAGCTGGAATCCGTGACCGGGAAACTGCAGTTCGATATCAGCAGCCAGTATGGGCTACAGCAAGAACACCTGTTGTTTACTCCGTTGTTCAAAGCTGAGAACGCCAGATGTTTTGATCTTGAGGTTGAATCGTCAACTGGCGTTGCGCAGTACGCCGACCGCCTTTTTCTCTCTGCAACCACTGACGGCATCAATTACGGACGTGAGCAGATGATTGAGCAGAATGAACCGTTCGTTTACGACAAACGCGTTTTGTGGAAGCGTGTCGGGCGCATCAGGAAAAATGTCGGCTTCAAATTGCGCGTTATCACGAAGTCACCTGTCACTCTGTCTGGTTGCCAGATAAGGATTGAGTAATGGCGGATTCGAATCTCAATGTGCCGGTAATCATTCAGGCTACACGGCTCGACACATCAATCCTTCCACGCAATATCTTCTCGCAGTCGTATCTGCTGTACGTTATCGCACAGGGTACTGATGTTGGTAACGTGGCTAACAAGGCCAACGAGGCCGGACAGGGCGCTTATGATGCACAAGTCAGGAACGATGAGCAGGATGTGATTCTCGCTGACCATGAGCAGCGAATTTCTGCTGCAGAAGCAACGCTTGTTAATCATGAGGAGCGAATCAGCCAGGCAGAATCAACTCTTCAGGAACATGAAACACGAATCACTCAGAATGAAAGCGATATTGCGTCGCTTGATACCAGAGTTCAGTCGCTGGAGTCGCAGGTTTCAGACCATGAAACGCGCATCGATGCTCTGGAGTATGCCACTACTCGCAAGAAGTCAGAGGTTGTTTACTCTGGCGTATCTGTAACCATCCCGACAGCGCCGACCAACCTTGTTAGCCTGCTGAAAACGCTCACGCCGTCATCCGGCACGTTGGCACCATTCTTCGACACCGTTAACAACAAGATGGTTGTGTTCAACGAGAACAAAACCCTGTTCTTCAAGCTGTCGATCGTCGGGACGTGGCCCAGCGGAACCGCCAACAGGTCAATGCAACTAACATTTTCCGGCTCTGTTCCTGACACACTGGTAAGCAGTCGCAACTCGGCGACAACGACCGATAACATCCTGTTAGCTACGTTATTCAGCGTGGATAAAGACGGCTTTCTTGCCACAAATGGCAGCACGTTAACCATTCAGTCAAATGGTGCGGCGTTTACTGCCACAACCATCAAGATAATCGCGGAGCAGTAATGATTCAGTTCAAACCAACGCGAAACATCGACCTGATAGAAGCAGTCGGAAATCACCCTGACATTATTGCCGGAAGCAACAACGGTGATGGATACGACTACAAGCCTGAATGCCGTTACTTTGAGGTTAACGTGTACGGTCAGTTTGGCGGCATTGTTTACTATCAGGAAATTCAGCCGCTTACATTCGATTGCCACGCCATGTACCTGCCAGAGGTTCGTGGATTCAGCAAGGAAATCGGGCTGGCGTTCTGGCGATACATTCTGACTAACACCACCGTTCAGTGCGTCACATCGTTCGCTGCGCGCAAATTCCGCCACGGTCAGATGTACTGCGCAATGATTGGCCTTAAGCGTGTAGGAACCATCAAGAAATACTTCAAAGGCGTGGATGACGTGACTTTTTACAGCGCCACGCGCGAAGAACTAATCGACTTCCTGAATCACGGGAGATAGCCATGTTATATGCATTTAAGCTGGGCAGAAAACTGCGCGGCGAGGAACCTTGGTGCCATGAAAAAGGCGGGAAAGGTGGCAGCTCTGATAAAAGCGCAAAGTATGCAGCAGAAGCTCAGAAGTATGCAGCAAACCTGCAAAATCAGCAGTTCAACACCATCATGAACAACCTGAAGCCGTTTACTCCTCTGGCTGATAAGTATGTCGGCAGCCTCGAGAACTTATCGTCTCTGGAAGGGCAAGGTCAGGCACTTAACCAGTATTACAACTCTCAGCAGTACAAAGATCTTGCTGGTCAGGCTCGCTATCAGAGTCTGGCGGCAGCGGAAGCAACAGGTGGATTGGGTTCCACTGCAACCGGTAATCAGTTAGCAACAATCGCACCAACGCTTGGTCAGCAGTGGCTGTCTGGTCAGATGAACAACTACCAGAATCTGGCAAACGTTGGGCTTGGTGCTCTGCAAGGTCAGGCAAACGCAGGGCAGACATATGCCAACAACATGAGTCAGATTTCGCAGCAAAGTGCGGCTCTTGCAGCGGCAAATGCCAACAGACCATCAGCAATGCAATCTGCTATTGGCGGAGGTGCGTCTGGTGCTATTGCTGGGGCTGGACTTGCGAAATTAATTGGTTCATCAACTCCGTGGGGGGCTGCGATCGGCGGCGGTCTTGGTCTGCTTGGCTCGTTGTTTTAAGGGGTAATCAATGGCTACGTGGCAACAGGGTATTAATTCTGGTGGTTTTCTGGCTGGCATCGGTACGCAAAATGAGAATGCGCCAAAGGCAAGCGACATTAACGCAACGCTTGGTCTGATCCGCGAAAACAATGAACTGGCTCGCTCAGGTGCAAATAACATTGGTCTGACCGCGTTACGTGGTCTGGCTGGAGTTGCTGATATTTACAATCAGGAACAGCAACAGAAAGCTATTAGTGCGTTCAATAAGGTTCACGCTGATGCATGGGCTTCTGGTGATCCATCTGGACTATTTAAGTTTGCCCAGGAAAATCCAGCGTTTGTTGCACAGGCACAACAGGCGTTTTCCGGTCTTAATGAGCAGCAACGCAACGATATGGGCGATTTAGCCATGAGGGCTAACGTCGCTCTTTCCCAGGGACCGGAAGCCTACAGTAAATTCATTACTGACAACAAGGACAGGTTAAATCGCGTGGGGGCGAATGCTGACTGGATGATTCAGACAGGTATCCAGAATCCAGAGCAGCTATCACACATGCTGACTACTATGTCTCTCGGTGCGCTTGGACCAGAAAAGGCGTTTGCTGTTCAGGACAAGATGGCTGGTCGTGAGATTGACCGAGGCAGACTGGCAGAGACAATCCGCAGCAATCAGGCTGGCGAGGCACTTCAGGCGAGAGGGCAAAACCTTTCCTATCAGTCAGCAATGACTGGGCACAATATCGCAGCACAACGCTTGGCTCTGGATCAGCAAGAGTTCGGGTTTAAGATGCAGCAAGCGCAGGAAAAGGCTCAGCAGTTGATTAGCGAAGCACCTAAGCTGTCAGTAAACATGGAAAAAGGCATCGAGACGGCTGTAAACAATGCTACAGCATCATCAAACTCAGCCAATTCTATGAGTGCGCTTGCTCAACAGTTCAGAGCAGAAAAACCAACGACAGGTTTGTTCGGTAACGCACAGAACATGTTCGCAAAACTTACCGGAAGCGATACAACATTGCGTGATTTGCGCATTCGCCAAAATGCCCTTGTTAACAGTCAGGTCCTTAAATTCCTACCTCCCGGCCCAGCAACGGATAAAGACGTTGAGATCGTTCGTCAGGGTGCGCCAACTGACATGGATAACCCTGAGACGGTCGCAAGATGGCTTGATGCAATGGCAAACCTTGAGCGACGAAACGCGCAGTTTAATGAGTTTAAAGCTGAGTGGATGAGCGCGAATGGCAACCCTGGACAATCGCGTAATGGCGGTCAGATATTGGGGTTGGATGTTAAAAAAGGTGAATCATTGGGGAGTGCCGTTAAGCGGTATATGTCAATGAATACTGACGCAGCGCCAGCACAAGATTCGACACCTTCAGGAGAACCACGGAATCAGGTTGGATCATATACCTCAAAATCAGGCATTCAATTTACGGTGGAATGATGAAAGTTACTGCAAACGGTAAGACATTTACCTTTCCTGATGGTACGAGCACCGAAGATATTGGCGCCGCCATTGATGAGTATTTTGCTGGTCAGTCAGCACCAACACAACAAGGTGTTCAGCAATCGCCAGCAGACAACTCACTTGCATCAGGATATGCACAGCTTGCCACTCAGCAGAAGGAAGGACTAGATCGCTCTGCTGAGCAAGGGGCTGTTTTAGGTGCTGCAATGCGCGATGCCGTTACCGGTGAAAGCCGAATGACACCAGAAATGGAGAGACTGCAAAATGTTGGGTCTGCTCCAGAGCTTAATAGCTTAAGCACTGATGCGCTGCGTGCTGGATTGGGGCAGCTATTTGGTTCCGACGCTTCACAGGAGAAAATACTGCAAAGTATTGGCGGGAAAATCCGGAAGGATGAGAAGGGAAATTCCATAGTCACCCTTCCTTCAGGGGAATATGCACTTAACAAGCCTGGTTTGTCACCGCAGGATATAACGTCATTCTTGGCAAATGCTCTTGCATTCACTCCAGCAGGTAGAGCTGCGTCTGTTGTAGGTGCAACACTAAAATCAGGCGCTACTGATTTAGCTTTACAGGGTGCCACTAAGATCGCTGGCGGTGAGAATGTTAATCCAGTTCAAACTGCAATTTCTGCTGGTCTTGGTGGGGTACTGAAGGGTGTAGAAAACACCGCAAGCGCAGTGTCTCGTTCTGCTATGGGTAAGATTGCTCCTGAAAAACAAGCTCAGATTGACTTTGCCAAGCAGAACAACTTGCCACTGATGACAACAGATCTTGTGGAACCGGGAACAAATATTGGTAAGCAAGCACGAGCTATGGCTGAGCGAATCCCAATAGCCGGAACAGGTGGGATAAGAAATGCACAGCAAAAGGCCAGGGAAGATTTAGTTAGAACATTTAGCGATAATGTTGGTGGAATATCTGACGCACAACTTTACCAATCAGCTACTCGTGGTCAGCAGCAATTTATTCAGGCTGCTGGCAAGCGGTACGACAGGATCATCAGTTTGATGGGGGATACTCCTGTTGACATCACTGGAACAGTGAAAGCAATTGATGAGCAGATTTCCAAGTTAACTCGCCCAGGAGTATCGCAAGACCGCTCAGCTGTTTCTGTCCTTCAACAGTTTAGAAATGACATCACCAGCGGTCCAAATAACCTGCAATTAGCTAGAGAAAACCGTACAAACTTACGTAAGCGCTTTATGGCAGCACCTGACGAGGTCGATAGAGATACGCTGGAGAAAGCTGCGCAGTCTGTTTATAACGCATACACAACAGACATGAAAAAAGCGGTTGGCGCAAAACTAGGTGCGAAGGAAGCGCAAAACATGTCGCGTGTTGATCGTTCTTGGGCAAAGTTCAACGACATGATGAGCAATACACGTGTCCAAAAAGCTATTCAGAGTGGTAAAACAACGCCAGAAGATGTCACTAAACTAGTATTCAGCCAAAGCCCAGCGGAAAGGGCGCAACTTTATCGATTGCTTGATGATAGTGGGCGTCAAAATGCTAGAGCAGCACTTGTTCAGCGTGCAATGGATAAGGCGACAAGCGATTCAGGAAAGCTTAGCGTTGAGAAGTTTATTAATGAAATGAAAAGGAATCGGAAGCAGGCTGAGACGTTCTTCAGAGGAGAGCATGGGAAACAGCTTGATGGGATAATGAAATATCTTGATTCCACTAGACAGGCAGCTACTGCTGCCGCAAGCCCACTAACAGGGCAAATGGTAGCTGGTCCAGCAGCGCTGATAACAGCTCTTGCGTCTGTTACAAATCCAATGTTTGCAAAAGTTGCGGCAGTAGGAGCTGGTATCGGTATGGCTGGCAGGGGCTATGAGTCACGCGCGATGAGGAACGCATTACTAAAGTTAGCAAACACGCCAAAAGGAAGTACTGCTTATGATAGAGCGATCAGACGGGTATCTGAAACTCTTACACCTCTAATTCAGGCTTCAAGTGAGAAAGCCCAGCAGTAAAAAGTTGGTTAGCGGTTGATGGTTGCTTTTTTCGGGTCATACCATCTCGGCCATTCTTTCAGGAATGGGAATGAGTCGGGAGCGTGGTTCTTTTTGTACGATTTAAGCAGCCTTAACCGCTCAATCGCACACTCATAAACCTCTTGTTGCCCTGTAGTCATCTCGGTCCATGAAAGGTGATCCATTGATAAGACAACGTTTTCAGCTTCTTTTATGAGGGCGTTTTTATTTCTCACCGCAGCAGCATGGCTGACAGAGCAATCCTGCCATATTCTTAAAAGCCAAATAGCTAAGCAGATGAAAAAAATGGTAGAGAGCGATATGTACATGCCGATCTCCTTAGATTTATCAATGCTGCATGATTTTCAACAGACATCAATCATGCAGCTATAGGTAATAAATCAAGAAACTATTGAGAACGTTTGTCTTTTTGAGACTCTAATATAGCCAATACCTTATAAAGAGATTGGTTTGTCGAGTCTAATTTTTGATCAGTGTTATCAATCCTTGACTGTAATACTGATTGGTTGTTTTGGATAGTAGCCATTATCTCTGCCTTACTGGTTTGGATGTTTCCTGTTAGCTCTTGTCGTGATGATTCAACTTTATCATCTATAGTGCCTCGAATCGTCCATGTGGCGGCAACGATAGAACCAATGATAGCAACTGCAACCCCGTATAGCTCTAAACGTTTCACGGTATCACGACCTTCTTCTTTGTGTTGCTCTTCTTGTAGGCTAAATATTTGTGGTTCCTTTGACGGATTTCTGCCAGTTGGTCTGTAATACTCTGAATATTTAGCGTTTTCTATTGAACTCCATAACGATTTGTCAAAGTCAAGGTTTTCATGTTGGCTTTGAGCATCTCCATAAATACTAGGTGATTTATTGTGAACATGTTGGTCAAACATTATCTCCATCACCCTTTACGAATTTTCCAGAAGAGATATTTTCACTAACTTTGTTTAAACTAAAAAAGTGGAAGAAACCGCAAGTGGTGCATTGCATGGCTACCATGTTAAGACTATCGTTGCTATAAGTATCTTGATTAACAGGATTATTAGGCAAGCTTTTACCTGGTATGGATGGGCCTATAACTTCAACACCATCATCTTTTTTAAGATGCTCCGGTGCTAAAAGAGTCCAGTTTGTATTGCTGCATATTGGGCATACATAAGTTTTTTTGAATGAAGTCAAGTAATTACTAAAAGACTCAAAAGTAACTTTTAAGTATTGCTCCTTACTGCTCATTATTGGCCTCGAATCTTCTTAAGTACGCTAATTGCAATATCCATTGCTTCCTTCTCTGTTTTTGTGAGATCTTGAGATGTCGATGGTATGACCTTTTCTCTGTTAATCTTAATCCATAGCTGTATTGCAGCTATGATTTCAGCATTGATAGAGCGCCTGTTTGTTGCCGCAATGTGAGTAAGCTGCTGCTTGATTTCACTTGGCATTCTTACGTTAAATTGTGGATCGTTTCTAGCCACGTCGCTCTCCTGTTATTTGTTGACATGCTAGAACGGTAGTAGTACGCTTTCAATAGTAGTACGGTGCTATCATTTAATGGAATGGAGTGGAATATGCAAGGCGCAAGAAAAATGCCGCAGTTCAATTTGCGGTGGCCTAAAGAAGTATTGGATTTGGTACGCAAGGTGGCGGAAGAGAATGGTCGGTCTGTTAACTCTGAGATTTATCAGAGAGTAATGGACAGCTTTAAGAAGGAAGGGCGCATTGGCGCGTAAAGTTGAAGCCCCAACTGCTGGAACAGTCAGGGCTTCGGTTGTCGGTAAATTCGTGGAGAAAAACCAACATGAATAGTATAGCAATTTTAGAAGCAGTGAACACCTCTTACGTGCCTTTCAATGGTCAGCAGATTTTAACCGCTATGGCTGCCGGAGTGACTTATGTAGCGATGCGTCAAATTGTGGAAAACATTGGTATCGACTGGACTGGTCAATCTGTTAAGTTGCGTAAAATGAAGGACAAATTCAACTGTAGAGATATCTCTATGGTTGCTGCTGATGGCAAGTTACGTAAGCTTTTATGCATCCCGCTGAAGAAGTTAAATGGATGGCTGTTCAGCATCAACCCTGAGAAAGTTCGTGCTGACATCCGTGATAAACTGATTCAGTACCAGGAAGAATGCTTTAGCGTGCTGCATGACTACTGGACTAAAGGTCATGTATTTAACCCACGCAAAGCTAAAAAGGCGTTGCCGGGTAAAATCACCACTGAACAGCAGGAAGCCATTAAACAACTCGTCATGAGTCGCGGTCAGTCTCTGCCAAAAGAAAAACAGGCTAAGGCGATGATCACCATGTGGTCGTCACTAAAATCCCATTTTGGATGTTCGTACAAAGAAATCAGTGATGAGCAGTTTACCGAAGCACTATCACTTGCAGCTCGAGTTCCACTTGAAGGTGAGTTCATTGGAAAACAAGAGAAGAGAACCAACGAGCTTTCTGCAAAAGAAGCAAACAGCCTTGTATGGTTATGGGATTATGCCAACCGCTCACAGGCATTATTCCGCGAACTGTATCCGGCGCTAAAACAAATTCAATCGAACTATTCCGGCAGATGCTACGACTACGGTCATGAATTCTCGTATGTTATCGGAATGGCGAGAGACGTTTTAATAAACCACACACGAGATGTTGATATCAATGAGCCAGACGGACCAACGAATCTTTCCGCATGGATGAGACTTAAGAATAAAGAATTACCTCCTTCAGTACATAACTACTGACAGATAACCAACGCAACGACCCAGCTTCGGCTGGTTTTTTTTTATGCCCAAAATTCACCGTAGCCATGCTGCGGCGATTCCTTGTATCTGGAGCAAATTAAATGACAGATATCACCGCAAATGTTGTGGTAAGCATGCCTTCGCAACTCTTCACTATGGCGCGTTCTTTTAAAGCCGTAGCCAATGGCAAAATTTATATCGGTAAAATTGACACTGACCCGGTAAATCCTGAAAACCAGATTCAGGTTTATGTGGAGAATGAAGACGGCTCTCACGTTCCTGTTTCGCAACCAATCATCATTAACGCTGCTGGTTACCCTGTATATAACGGACAGATTGCCAAATTCGTTACCGTGCAAGGCCATTCTATGGCTGTGTACGATGCTTATGGTACACAGCAGTTCAACTATCCAAACGTGTTGAAGTATGATCCAGATCAGCTAAGACAGGAGTTGTCTGGTGATGATGGAGCCTCATTAATAGGTCTTTGTCCTGGTCACACTGTTGCAGATTTGATTGGTGCAGGTATCAGCGACGGAGATGCAATGATACCTGTTATTCAACCTTATACCGGAGCAGTAAAAAGGACTCAGCATGAAAAAAATGCAGAGAATCTTACAGTTGCAGATTGGGGAGCTGTGAGCGAAGTTGAATCATCAATCTCAGCTCAGAAGATGATTGACGATACAGGTATGCTGATTGTTCCCGAAGGGTTTACTCTCGTTGCAAAAAATCTCAACCTTTCTTCAGCAAAAAAAGTGATTGTAAAGGGGAAGCTCAAATTACCGTCTGGATGTGTCGACTTTGACAGATTACTTTACGCAGCAGGTAATAACTCTGGTCTAATAATTCACATTAATGAGATTGATGGTAATAAAGCAGGACAATCAGGACAGATTGGAACCCATCTTGTCTATCTGACAGAGTGTCAGAACGTAGATTTTTACGCTCATTATGTCCATGACCATTACTACCCTCGCACTTTTATAAGTGCACCATCACCAGATGGAATCCGCAATGACGGCTCTGGTTGCCTGTTTTTCTATCAGTGCCATTACTCAAAGTTTATCGTTGATCGGATTGAATCGTGGGGGCATGAAGCGTTTTATATTTACAAAACTAATAGAAGTATTGCGGCACTAGGGCATGCACAAGGCGCTTCTGGTGATGACGCTTATTCTGGTATTCAATTTAGTGGTGATTATAACCGTTTGCTTTATGCATCTGTGGATCTTGCATCAGCATCAGGCATTGGTTTTGATTGCCGCTGGAGCATGGCAGGAAAGTTGATATCTACCAACACGCAATTTTTCCACGGTATTAACTTTGGACATGCTGGACTGCCAACAACAGGATCCACAATTGAGAGTGTTTATGTTAATACTTGCGGGCAAAACGGTATTAACTTTGCGGCAGGATCGGCAAATACCAGAGTTCTTTCAGCTTATATTAATGCTGCAGGACAAAGTGGTGTTAACCAATCGGATGGTGCTACAGATAACACCGTGAATAATGCCACTGTTGTTAATTCAGGTATTGCACAGGTTACCAGTTATCAAAATAATCTTGTCCTGACAAATTGCAATCTTACAACCGTAACAAGTGCACTCATTCCAAAGCTAAACCCAACTGGAGGAGGTACATTTACAATAAGAAACGTCCTTCTTTCTGCAACTGAAAAGATGGTGATGAAGTCATTCAATGGATTGAGTGGTGTAGCTTCAGCAACACTAGTTGATGAAAATATAACACCTTATTCACAAGTTGTGATTCACCCAGCAAATGCTTCAGCTGCAGCAGCAAATGCATATGTTTTAAGTCAATCAAACGGAAGTCTTGTCCTTGCTACGCAGTCAGGTTCTCCAGCTGCAGGCGGAGCAAGCTTCAGATATATGGTGATATAAAGAAAAAGCCTCTGAGTAGAGGCTTTTTAACTACTTTATCTTGCTAAAGATATATTCACCAACCTTAACTGACCATACCTTTGTAAGATGAGAGTTATCCGTGTAAACAGGCATATCTCCATCAACCACTCTACATTTGCCATCACTGCATATTGCTGGGCTAGGGTCAACGAAATGAACTTTTTGATATTGCTCAGCAAATATTTTAAATCTGCTATTCATTGCAGGCTCTATATAATCCTGAAACTCATTGCATTTTCTGAATAATTTATTAATAGGAAGGTCTTGTGATGCCAGGCATTGATACATGATTTCCTTGCTTCCCTGGGTATCACCAACAATATATATCTGGCTGTTAGAGCCTTTAATATCATCAAGAAAATATTTCATTTCACTGATGAAATCATTTTTATAAGAATTGTCAGTCGTTAGCGGGTTTCCAACCTTTCCAGTATACCACGCTTGCAACCATACGACTTTCTTGCCAGGATGGGCATTAATGAATTCAACGGCCTTCTTATATCTTCCTTCGCAAATCTTTCTGAGTTTTTCAGAATAGTTTAGCGGCCCCATAAAATGCTTTGTAACTTTACAACCATCCGCAGCTAGCGATGCTACTTTAAGACCGCTTTGTTTGAAGAAAGCGAAATAGTGTCTTGCATGGCTGTCACCAAGTATGATGTAGTCAAAGTCTTTTTCTGTAGCGTTGAAGTAGTCTACATTCTCTCCAGGCTGCATCCATAAATGTCCTTCGTAAGCCCGGCGGAACAGGTCTTTATTAAGATGGTAATCAGGATTCTTAATGCGACTACTTACCCCGTCGACATTGACATACAAAGCGGCTGCGAGACATACACAATAACAGAAAAGCAATCCCCATCCATAACCACGACGCTTCTCTACAAGGCTATAAAGTAGTGCTGAGGCTGACACTACACCAGCCAGATACCAGAAAATATTTAACTCAATTCCCGTCTTCTCGCAAAAGACGATTACCGGCCAGTGGATCAAGTATATTGAATAGGACCAGAGCCCAAGCTTTCCAATGATCTTACCAGAAAGAATGGTTCTTTTATTGTCAGCAAGAATGCAGATATAGGCCCCGAATACTGGAATAAACGCAATGTAGCCAGGCCACGCCAAGCTTTCGCTCATGAACGCGAGAGACAGCGCGATCAATATTAGCCCTGCTGATTCCAAAACTCGTCTTGATTTATCGCTACCTTTAAACGGGAACAGAAAAGCAATGCCTCCCAGCATCATTTCCCAACCTCTTGATGCGATGCTGAAGTATGATGACACGGGATCAGTTCTGGTTATGTAAATGCACCATGCAAAAGAAACAACAGCAATCGCAACAACAAATATTTTAAGATTTTTTATTGACAATATCTTTGACAGTGCAAGTAACACTATCGGGTAAATTATATAGAATTGCCATTCAACTGATAGCGACCATGTATGCAGTAAAAATTTTTGCTTTGATGTATCATCAAAATAACCTGATTCAGACTGATAAATAATATTGGAAATAAATGTTAGACTTGCCGCAGAATGTTTTCCTATGATCTGTAATGTCATAGGCTCAAAGAACATATAACCAATAATCAGTGTAAGGAATACAACTGCAACGAGAGCAGGAACTATACGTCTCGCCCTTGCTTTCAGGAAGTCAATAACCGAAAAAGAATTAGATTCTATCCCTCTGAATATAATTGATGTCATCAAGTATCCAGATATGACGAAAAACACGTCTACACCAATAAATCCGCCTGGAATTATAGAAGATGAAAAATGAAACAAAACAACACTTATAACAGCTATAGCTCTTAGGCCATTAATGTCATTTCTGAACTTTGTTGTAACTGTCAT